GAATAAAACTTGAGCTTTATCTTTATAAACTCTCATATACTGATTACCAAATTCAAGAACGTAAGTTTGTACTGTTGAAAATTCAAAAGGTATTAATCTTGTTTTGTTAGCACTTGTTTTTACTTCAGATATAAATTGAGTTCCCGGTCTACGAGCTGCTGCACCATGTGGAAATACAACCATATTCTCAAGAGTTTTACATCCTGCTGGATATTTTGCTAAATCATTTCTACCATCTAATCTAGGTGATAATTCACCCGCAGTAAAATTTGTAAGTTGTGCAGCTACCCTAGCCATGTATTAAAACCTTGAGTTAATAAACGTACCTGCATCTATAACATCGGTCATTCCATCTTCTTGAGTTGTATTGTAACCTTCTGTTGAATCAACAAATCTAGCATCTCTTAATTTGTTTTGGTAAAGATTTATCATGTTTTGTTGAGTTGTATTGTTTGATGTAATTGCATAAGCTATGTCAGCAGCTATTGCTGCTGCTAATGTTTCTCTTAGCAACTCATCATATTGGTTAGGGTCAGTAACTCTTGAAACATAAAGTATTTTCATAGAAGAGTTGTTTGACAAAATACTTCTACCTTCTACTTTATGGTCTGAATCATAATCTAAAATTCTCAATAATCTTAAGCAATCTCCCGGCAAATCATATTGAAAACTATAACCCCATGCTGGTGTTGTAGTTGATGATGAAAGTTCTAATCTTTTTTGTAAACAATTCCAAGGATGTGATCTGAAAACTGCATCTCTTATTTGTGTATATCTAGCATTACAAATTCTAGCATTTTTTGAATCTTCTGTAAGTGAAAGTATTGTTGATGCTCCCAACTGATTTAACGCTGCATTGTTAATGTCTACTATAGATGCCATAAATTCTTATAATATAAATTTTATTTAAAAGATAGGGGATTTCTCCCCTATCTTATCTAGTTATTAGTCTACAACGTATGTCATGTGCAACTGAATAGTTCCAGTACCATTAGCTCCTGCAATAGTTACAGAAACCGGAATACCATCTTTATCAGCGTTCACAACTGAGTTTTCACCTAAAGCTATTGTTGTTGCAATAGCAGCAGATGAAGCAGATGCTGAAGAAGCAGCCGCTTTAAACTCGTCAACGTCAAGCGCAACTGTTGATCCTGATGAATCAATGTATGCGTTATGACCAACTGACAATGTAGTTGATGAACCTAGTGCATCATGTGCAAGTCTACCACCAAGGATTCTAGCTCCATTAGGTAAACTAAACATGTGTATAGTTGATTGCTCGCCACCCGCTTCGTATTCAGCAAAAGCTACACGAACTCTACCTGCAAGTTCGTTAGTCTTTACTTTCTCTGAAGGAGTTGCAGCAATTTTCGCTTGTTGAATTGAATTTGCCATAATATTTTATCCTCCTTCTATTACGCTTCGTGTGCTTGAACTTCTACCACTTTTTCTTCTTCCATACGAGTTGCGCCAATGCTCATGCAATAGTAAACTTGAGTAGCATACGATTTGTCTGCTCTTTCGTCTATTCTAGCTTGAACATCTTTACCAACCGCTAATGTGATGCCGTCTTGTGCGAAAGCAATACATTTTCTTTTAGAAGATGCGATAGATAGTCTGTTTGATACTATAAAGTTAAAACCTAAGAACGAGTTGATTTCACCATTTGCTAATGCTTTAACAGTATTGAAATCAGAACTTGTTACTTCAGTAGTTCCTAATAGATCGTTGATTTGTCTTGGAGAAACAATAATGAATCTCGGTATTGACGGGTCTACACTTGCTAAGTCGAACTTTTCTTTTGTAGTTCTTAATTTAGCAATAGTTAAACCTGCTGTACCTGACTCCACTATTTTCTGTCCTGCTGGTAAAGAAGTAGATGTACTTCCCGTCTCACCAGTAAAGGCAGTTCCCAAAGCCGCAGTTATTACTACATCATCCATAGCTCTACCCATTGCCATAGCAGCAGCTTGAGCATAAGAAGATGTCGGGTCTATCAAGAGTCTTACTTTATCTTGTTGATCTATTAAATCCGCAAATTCGTAATCCGCAAGAGATACTCTTCTTCTAGCATGCGGAGTGTCGATCTGTGGAGTGTCAGAGTGTCTGCTAGTTTTTAAAACAGCAGTTACTTTCCCGACTTGGTCAAAGAAAGCATTTTTTCCGACAACAGATTCAAGACGAACTTTGTCTCTTAATAACGATCCCATTTGTTGAGACAACATTTGAATGTTAGCAGAATACTGCTGGACAAATGCTGTAGTTATTTGTGATGACATATTAGTCTCCCATTGTTATCATTTATTTAAAACAATCAGAGAAGTTATCCGCCTACGCAGGCATCTCTTGGATTTTAAGTCTTTTAGACTAGAGTCTATTCCTTCTTGCCAGTAAGGTTCTTACGAATTGTCTTACCTATAATCCAATTATAATATTTTTCACAAATTGGCAAGGGGTTTTCTTTTTGATTTATTGAACCAGACTCTACAACTATCCTTAAAACCTCAAGTTTTAACTCTTTGTCATTAAGATGATTACTTGGTTCCACTCAACATCTCCCGTAAAGTATAAACTTGTTGCACAGTTTTATCGTGATTTGGGTGAGATTTATTCCAATAAGGACCAGTTTTATCATTCATTATCTGATCTATTTCTTGTTGAATATCTGTTGATCTATCCATGTTTTCAGCTTCTGTAGAAACTATTTTATCTTCAGATAGTAGATTAGCAATCTTTGCAAAGCCTTTTACTATCTCAGGATGATCTCCTACTCTAGTTCCATCTTTTAGTTCCATTAATAAAACTTCAGCACTTACGTTTGCTTTTGCTAATGATTTAGCTTTTGAAATGTTTGCATCATATTCTCTACCCCACTCTTGTCTCAAAGATTGTTGAGCTTGAGCTTGAGCAGTTTCTGTATCTACTTTAGATTGTTGTATAGAACCTTCAGTAGTATTTTTATAAAAATCAAGAACGCCTTGAGCTTGTTGATTATTTAAACCAAGTTTATGTGCTTGTTCTTGAAAAGACTTAATAGCAGTTTCCTCAAAAGGAATTACATCTGATTTTATATTCAAAGAATATTTATCAGCACTTTCTGGTCTACCCATTTTACTATAAGCATCACTCCATTGATCCTCAGTAAAATTATTATTTGGCACAACCATTTTATCTTGTCCAATCATTTTAGTTGCATTGATATATGACTTTGCAAGTGCATCTATCTCTGTAAATTTTTGTATGTTTGGATCAGTTCTAAACTCTTCTGAAATTGTTTCTTTCCAACTTTTAGCAACAGTTGGTTGCTCTGTTGTGGTAGAAGAGATTGGTGTGTCTGCATTAGCAACAGTTGTTTGTGTTGCTTGTGGTTGTGCTTCTGTAGATGTCTTTTCTACAGGCACAGTTTCTTGTGTTATCTGTTCTTTTGACATTATGTTTCCTTTGATAGCAGCATTTGTTTAATAAATAGAAAGACGCTGCGTTGTCCTTCTAAGTATGCACTTTCATGGCTATCACCTTTTATATTTGTGGTAGTCAAAAAATGGCATCGTTTTTCAAGATCAGACAAAACTCTTTGACCTTCGTCTGTGTTGAATACTGTTTTGTAATCTGTTTTAAGTTGTTTTAGTTTTTTTTCTATTTCTTTTGTGTCCATACTATTCCGCTTCAGCATTTGCTATAGCTCTTGCCTCTTCAGGCAATACTTTAGCAAGCGGTGCTACATCTCCTCCAGCTTTCGCTACTTGTTGTAATTGTTGCATCTGTTGCATTTGTGCTGCTTGTTCTTCTTTAGCTTCACGTTCTGCATTAACTTGAGATTGAAGTTTTAATATTTTTTGTGGAACTCCAACTAAGTCTGCAACATGTTTTACTAAAGCATCAAAGTTTACATAATCAAATACTGGTGCAACATTTGCAAGTGAACCTAATATTTCTATTGCTCTAGTTATTGATGATAGTTCTGTAGATTTTTGTGCTTTAGCTAATGGTGATACATATTCTATTTCTACATCTTGACCTGATAAAAATTCAGGTGCTTGAACAAAATGATTATTTCTAAATAGAATTGCAAAGCATCTATCTATTAAAGGTTTTAATAATTCTGATTGTAGTCTACCAAGAACAGGACCTAACAATCTCATCTTCTCTTCGTTTCTTTGGATAACTTCTGTTGCTGTCATTTGTGGACCTTGTTGCATCATAAGTTGATTTACATAGAACACAGCTCTAATTGCATCTCTTCTTTGTTGCTCCATATTTAAACCAAGAGGATTGTTTGCACCAATATTTAATGGTTCAATTCTATCTCTAGTTCCTGATCTATAAAAATTTAACCCTCCCGGTACAGTTCTAACCGGTAATAAAAAACCATCATCAGGAACAAGTAATGGTGGGTCTACTTGTTTTTGTGCTGCTTTAATTGTTGTCTTTGACATTTCATTTAACATTTTTACATCTGGTAATGCGGTCATCGCAGGTGAACGACCATAAATTTCATGTGATGCTTTTAAATATCTTGGAACTACAAATGGAAATTCTTTGAAACCTGATACTGATAATTCATTTCCATTTTTATATTCTATGTATACAGATTCAAAAGGCATATTCTTTTGATCTCTTTTTGAAGGATCAAAGTCATCTCTTGGATATACTGCATGTAATATTTCAATATCGTTGTATGGATCTTTGTCTACTTGTTTACTTATATCTTGAGATACTGCTGTACCAAATTGTTGTACTGCTGCTCTTGTAGTAATTTTAAATTTTCTAAATACTGTATCTATTCTACCTTTGTTGTTTTCAGTTATAAATATTTCATTAATATGTCTTGTTGAAAATTTTAATAAATCTTCTTGATCCTCTTCTATAAACATAGCTGCCGTACCAAATGTTATAAGGTCATGGTACAATTCAAATATTTCTTGTTGAAAGTTTGATCTATTAAAAGCTGTATACATAACGTCTGTTACACCTTCTAACCAAAGTTTTGCTTCATCATCATTTTGAAAATCTTGATTTTTATATCTTAATGTAAACCAAGGAGTAGAAGGGTTAGTCAACATTCCATGAAGGGATGCTGCTAACAATTCTACAGCTTGTATTGGAGAAGAATTC